CTTCAATGCTTGCGACCTGTTCTGGCCCCATAGCATCCTTTACCCACCCGATAACTTGATCCTGCGTCAGATCAGCGTATGGGGTGAATGGCGCCCCCGCCTCGTAAGTGACGGGCTGTGTACCATATGACGTGCCAGCATACTCGCCGTCAACGCCGTTGACGCGCCAATGCACAGTGAAGACAACATCCGTCTCGCCTTCAGCGGTCGGGTAGCAGTCCATCTGCTGGACGAGCCAAGCGATAGTGGTAGCCATGTTAAACTCCTTAGTGGCTCCTACATGTTGTCGATGACAAAAGTAAATTGGTATTACGGTTGGGGATCAGGATCCGACTCTGGAATTGGATTTTCATCCCATTCAGGAGGCCTAGAAAAAGTTTGACTAACTGGATCATAAATCCAATTTATGCCTACATTGCCGCTGGATGGAGCGTCAATTACAAGCATACCATCTGGAGGTGTCCAAATATTATCATGGTCAAACACTATAACATTTTTTACAATGTTTTCATTTTGGTCAACAATAAGTTTAGTTACATGTGTCATATTATAAATTCCTTATTTAGGGAAAACTGTAACAATTACCATCCCATCTCCACCTGCGCCAGAAGTAGTAGACCAACCCGATCCGCCAGCGCCGCCGGGTACTGAGCCGTCACTCCCCGGCTGCCCCGGACTAGATGGCCCATCTCCACCGTTACCTCCGTTAGCACTCATGCCGCCTGCGTTATAAGTACTATAGGCACCACCGCCGCCGCCACCCCAGATAGAGGCGTATGCGTAGTATCCGCTGGATGAGTCAGCGCCGCGACCACCTGAAAAAGATGTGCTTTCTGTCCAAAAACTACCCCAAAAACCGCCACTCCCAGAAGAGCTGTAAGTACTACCGTAGCCTCCATATACTGTATATCCAAAGGCACTTGAAGAACCTCCATTATTACCATTCCACGAAGCACTTGTTACAGCAGCACCACCAGCACCGACAGTTATTGTAGCTGATGCAGGGAGGTCAGATAAATATTTCCACAGCGGCAAATACCCGCCGCCACCTCCTGCCTTCATCTGGCTGCTAGTAACTAAACAGCCGCTTGAGCCACCGCTCCATATCTGGATCAAAACACGACTGTCAGCATCAAATCCAGACGGCTTATTCCATGTGCCAGAGCTTGTGAATTCCTGAACATCTATTCCGCTACTACTTGCCGCTGTAGTTTGCGTCGTCCCATCGGGGAACTTAAAGCCGCCAGTGGTGCTTTCTACAGTACCCGCTACGGATAGCTTCTGGGCTGGAGACGATGTTCCTATACCGACGTCGCCTGAGCTGGTGATGCGCATACGCTCAATGCTACTTGTTTGGAAAGCTATAGGAGCAGCCTCTACTGCAATAAAATATAAATCTCCTGTACCACGGTGATACATCTGAGTAGATGCGTTCGCCCCAGTGTTCGTGCGAATAATTCTCGCGCCATAATCTGTGTATGTGGCGTCACCAACTAAGTCTATAAGACTATAACCATTTCCAGTCCGGGACTCGCCTATTTGCAATGAACATGTGTTTGTAGAACCATTTGCAGCCTTAATGTTCACAAGGCTGCCACCAACATTAACATCGCCACTAACAATAACATTACCGTTGACATCAAGCGCTTGTGTTGGAGAGCTAGTATTAATACCGACGCGACTGTTGGTGTAGTCAAAGACAAAGTTGGAAGACCCGGCGAAAGAACCGCTGTTATTGTACTGTATCTGTGTATCTGACCCACCGGGGCTTGCCGATATGGCTTGCCAAGAAGGTAAACCGCCACTGACAACCAAAGCCTGACCGTTTGTACCAATACCGAGCTTAGACAAAGTATTTGTGGCAGAAGAATACAGAAGGTCTCCGGTTGTGGTAGTGGTAAGCCCCGTGCCCCCACTTGTTACAGCAAGAGTTCCACCAAGAGTTAGCGTACCAGACGAAGTTATTGGTCCGCCACTCACAGTCAGGCCAGTTGAACCGCCCGACCCGTCAACGCTTGTAACCGTGCCAGTGTTTGACGTTTTGTTATTGAAGGTATTCCAGTCTGTGCTGGAAAGATAGCCGTCAGTTGATGTCGTAGCTTGGCTTATGCTGATCGCCGGAGTTGCGCCTCCAGAGGATGCGATTGGGGCGGTTCCGGTAACGCTTGTTACTGGCGCGGTTCCGCTGGAGGCAGCAGTCAGGCGTCCCTTAGCATCTACAGTGATACTAGCATTGGTGTATGAGCCTGCCGATACTGCGGTATTTGCTAAAGTCAAAGCGGTTGCGACATTAGCAGAACCGTCCACAGAACCGGAACCCGTAGCATCACCTGTGAAGGAAAGGGTTCTTGCTGTAGACCAAGCATCCGCAGTCGTTGCATTACCGGAAAGAGACGCAGTTATAGTTCCGGCGCTAAAATCACCGCTCGCATCTCTCGCAACAACTTTTGAAGCGGTGTTAAGGGATGTGGCGTCAACCGTAATAGTGCCACTGGTAGTAATCGTTCCACCAGTAAGATAAGTACCGGCGGTTATGCTGGTCACAGTACCAGTGTTTGATGTTTTGTTATTGAAGGTATTCCAGTCTGTGCTGGAAAGGTAGCCATCAGTTGATGTCGTAGCTTGAGTTATGCTTATGTCAGGAGTAGTTCCCCCAGAAGACGCAATCGGCGCAGTTCCAGTTACACTTGTTACACCGCCGCCCGTTCCATTTGATGCAGCGGTTATGCGCCCCTTTGCGTCTACAGTGATATCTGCGTTAGTGTAAGACCCAGCAGATACGGCTGTATTCGCCAAAGTCAAAGCTGTAGCGACATTAGCAGAACCGTCCACAGAACCAGAGCCTGTTGCGTCTCCAGTGAAAGACAAAGTTCTAGCCGTTGTCCAAGCATCGGCTGTTGTTGCCGTTGTTGCCGTCGTCGCATTACCAGAAAGCGATGCAGTTATTGTACCTGCGCTGAAGTTTCCACTAGCATCTCTTGCGACCACTTTTGATGCGGTATTGGCGGATGTAGCATCTACAGCTAGAGTACCACTTGTGGTTATTGTACCGCCGGTAAGGTAAGAGCCTCCCGTAACGCTTGTTACAGTTCCGGTGTTTGAAGTTTTATTGTTAAAAGTATTCCAGTCAGTGCTAGAAAGGTAGCCGTCAGTTGATGTTGTAGCTTGAGTTATGCTTATGTCAGGAGTAGTTCCCCCAGAAGACGCAATCGGCGCAGTTCCAGTAACACTCGTAACGCCCCCCGGAGACCCGCTTGATGCAGCGGTTATGCGGCCCTTTGCGTCTACAGTAATGTCGGCATTGGTATAAGACCCGGCAGACACGGAGGTGTTTGCTAGAGTAAGGGCGGTCGCAACGTTGGCAGAGCCATCTACAGAGCCGGAACCTGTGGCGTCACCAGTAAAGGACAGCGTTCTAGCTGTAGACCAAGCGTCTGCGGTCGTTGCATTTCCAGAAAGAGAAGCCGTTATTATATTGGCGCTGAAGTCTCCGCTTGCGTCTCTAGCGACAACTTTTGAGGCTGTGTTGGCGGATGTAGCGTCAACTGCCAGAGTTCCGCTTGTAGTGATTGTTCCGCCAGTAAGGTAAGAACCGCCCGTAATACTGGTTACAGTACCTGTATTTGATGTTTTATTGTTAAAAGTATTCCAGTCAGTGCTGGAAAGGTAGCCGTCAGTGGTAGTCGTGGCCTGAGTTATGCTTATAACTGGAGTAGTTCCGCCAGAAGACGCAATCGGCGCAGTTCCAGTAACACTCGTAACATAACTGGAAGAAAATAGATTAGCTATTTGAGCTGCTGTCACTCGTACAGATGTCCCGCCCTGAACAGCTTCAAGTTGTTCGGCGCCACTTAATGCAATAGCGACTGGTAGGTTTGGTATCTGTACGTTTGCCATCGTTTACACCGAAGTTATCGTTTCCCACGCACTGCCGTTATAGACGCACAGCTTGCCAAGAGTGGTATCGAAAACCAGCGACCCCTTACTAGCAGAAAGAGCTAATTTTTGAGCAGTCGTAACGTTTGGTGCAGTACTTATTGTCGCCGCCAAATTGGCTATCTGCTGCGAAGTTATCCGAACAGATGTGCCGGACTGAACAGCCTCCATTTGCTCGTCCCCATTAAGGCTGACCCCAACAGGTAAATTAGGTATTTGCACATTACTCGCGTATCTAGGCATTACAACGAACCTGTTCTTGGAACTTGATCAAAACCATAGGGCAAACCGGGATCACCATTGCCCGGAGCATCGGGATCGGTTCCCGGCTCCTCGTTATTTGAGCCCGGAGCAGCGCCAGTCTGTTGAGTAACACGAGTTTTGTCCGCAACGCTTGTGTCTTTAGTAGTAACACGGGTGTCGCCTTGAGGAACTGGAATACCGGTCTCCGCGTCGGTAGTGTTGTATCCAGAAACCTGACGTCGATCTATACTGTCCCAAGCATACGGTTCGACGCGCGGGTTGAGGATCGGAACCGGATCCGGAGGCACAACAATTGCCCGCAATTGGGGTTGTGGCTCGTCGTAGCAAGTATTGCAGACGAGCAGGCGCGTATTTTGGATTGTTGCTCCGCGCCAATCAAATTGCCAGCGAAGGTCGACGTGATTGTAGCGAAAAGAGCAGCGGTCGCATATCGCATGCGCCTGCGGATTTGTTGCTGATGTTCTGGCTCGGCCGGATCTGGAGGCGTATCCCATCTACCCCTCCTATCTGTAATACCCAGAGATCAAAGGCGAAATGTACTGCTGGGCCTGTTCTACGTTTTGAAGTGCTGCGATGTCGTAGCTTTCATCGGCCATCGCCTTCAGGCCCGGAAACATTTGTGGAGCCCATTGCTGCGCAAGACGGGACGCGAGGCCGTAAGCAAACGCCTCAAGCCAAAGATAGGGTATTTCCACCTGCTGGCCGCCAGTCATATTCGCGTCCTGAAGCTGCCGAACCCGATAATATTCTAGCGTTTGCGGGCCGTTGTCCGTATTTGGAACAGGCCACAGCGTAATTGTAGGGGAAACCAGACGATCAAACCAATACACTGTCGGGTAGCCCTGTTGTTCTTTGTTTGGATAGGAGGCGTATTCCGTTCGGCTTACTGGCATAATAATGCGATCAATATTCGCCCCGCTGTCGTCGTTACGGACGTATGCGTCCAAGATCATAACAGTGCTGGCGTCTACGTTATAGACAGATTGATCGGTTACGAGCGCAGTTGAAACAAGATCAACAGCCCACAGATTAACGCCTTGGTTGGCCCAGCGGGCAAGCATCAGGTTAGTGCCCATGCGGGCGCTTTCCATGTGCTCCTGCAAAATTGACGTATTACGCAAACCGCAAAGGTTGAACGCATACAGCGTCAATTCCCCTAGAGACGGGTTAAATGCGTAGGTGCCGCTTGTTGCCATTAGGTAAACCCCTAAATTGGGCCAGCCTGCACAATACTCAGTTCAACAGTCCCTGTCTGCAAGGCTCCCATGTAAATAGAGATTGCTCTGCAGGGGATGGTAAAGCCCGTCGCCGTATCTGCGGATACACCGGAAAGATTGGTTACGTCAAACCAATTTGCCGAACCGGCGCTGTACCCATCGGCTTCAGGATCGTCCAAAGAATACTGAATACTGAACGTTGGAGTGCCCGACGTAATAACCGCAGCAAGACCAATGTTGAAGGCGGGTTGAAAATCATCAACTACCACAATGTTGCTGCGGCCCGCGTTTGTTAGGCTAATTGTCTTGAATTGCATCTCACCTACCTCTTACCACTAGCTCTCGCGGCGGCGACATTGTCTACAAGATTGGGATACGGGCGCCCCGCGGCGCGTGCCTTAGCTTTGGCAGACTTAACCTGTTTTCGGTTAAGATGCTTTTCTTTGGCGTCCTTTGGCGCATCTTTTTCCCAAAAAGGTTTATCGGCCATGTCAGCAGTCCCACTTCCTGAGCGATTTATTGATCCGGCTGTTTGGATCCGCTGCTTTTGCGGAACCGGTCAATTTTCGTTTCATTCCGGTCATTCTAGCACAGAAGCTATCCTTGCGCGAGCCACCTTCTGGCTGCGGACGCTTAATGTCCCTGCCTTCGGCCCTCAGAGAAGCGCGACCCTTCTCATTCAAACCACCGGAGGGTGATTTACCTTCTTTCCTTGTCCACGCACCGGGCATGTCAATCTCCAAAGAAAAGACGGGGGGCACGGAGGCCCCCCGTAGACATTATTGATCAGTGGGAGGGGACGAGATCAATAATGTTGAGCCGCACCGCGCGGAACTCCGGAGCTGGCAGAAGAGAAAACTCCGCCGCCAGACTTACGGGGCTTGCGACCGGCATGAGCCTTAGACATTACGCCTTCAGCTTTCATGCCCATTTTACCGACTTTCTTCATGTCGTCATTCTTCATTTCAGCTTTGCCGCCTTTTTTGAAACCGTTGGTTTCAGCTTCGGCTTCTTTATAAACAGCGGCTTTGCCCATCTTTGACCGTTCTGGGCGAACTTTTTTACCTTTCATGGGAACCTCCTATGGTTCGATAAGATTAACTTACGACAAGTTTGCGGCTTGCAGATAGACGATAGTAGCGTCTGCGACACCGGCAGTTCCGTTTCCAGCCGTTGCTGTAAACGTAGCAACAACCTGAACATCCGTTGTACCAACGTCAGTAGCAGCGGAAGTCATGGTATCGCTGAAGGTGACGCCAGCAGACTGAACACTCGTTGCGCTCAAGAAAGCATCTGCGTCGCCACTTGTTCCGATGGAACAAGTTGATGCCGTACCGTCATCGTTTGCAGTCGTTACGTTCAGAACAGCGTAAAGAACTTTGGAATCAGCCGGTACATAACCGATGGTCGTGGTCGTACTAGCGCCAGCAATGTCAATTACAGCCGACTGGGCCATAACAACAAAACCAACGTTGGCGATGTCCGTACCAACGGTAGAGCCGGAAGTATTGAGGATGTCACCGGCCTTGATAGGACCAGTGAAGGTAGTCGTTCCCATTGGAACCTCCTGCACGATACGATCACACAGTCTGTGCAGCGTCCGCTAGGCCGGTCTGCGTGATCTATGGAGCCTAGAGAGAAGAGGCGGGACCGAAGCCCCGCCCCACAACCATTAGGTTGGGATCGAGCCGTAGATGGCACGCCAGTTGTAGTAACCGAACGAGTAACGCTCATATCCCTTTACCAACAGATTGTCGGTCGTAAAGTCGACTTGCATATCTGTTTCAAACTTGATCCTCTCCATGTAGGAGAGACCATCAATGTTTGTTAGCAGAAACCATGCGCGAGCGTTGGTTAGATAGTCATTGACCATATAACCTTCCGGCAAGCCGCCTGCGGTAGACATGATCGCGTTGACGTCGTTGTCTGCAGTACCCGGACGCAGTTCCGTCTTCGTAAGGCGGATTGCAACCGGCTCAAGGGCCGGGGGTACAACCAGACGACGGCCACGAGCGAACACCTTCAGACCAGCCTGATCCTTAAAGTTCGTCCGGATGGCAATCATGCCATTCAACAACGTAGCTTCATTGAGATCGTTGGTGGAGTAGTTCGAGATCGTGGCGCCATCAATCGGGTGATCCGAGGCAACAAGAGCCTTACCGTCACCGCCAATAGACGCATTGTACGTCGTAGCGGTGTTCAGCACGTTAGCACCGTAGATTTCCTTGGTCTGTGCGAAACTTTCGATCAATCCAAGGTTCGAGGGAGCAAACTGGCTCTTATACAGGTTGTCGTCAATGGCTTTGCGGGTGATCGCATAACCAAGTCCGATTTCTGTATGCTCTTGGTTGTAGATGAAACGCTCGCCAGCGCCGTTATCAAACGACGTCTGACCGCCTTCAGTCTTCAACTGAGCCAGACCAAGGAAACGCATTTCAGCGGTGCGTTCCAAAGCCATTTTCGAGTCGTGCTTCGTAAAGATCTTGTCGTATTGCGACGGGATCTGCTCATATTTACCTTCAATGCCGCGAAGACCGGGCAAGAGAAGGTCTCTAATGGAACTGAGATTTACAGCCATTGATCCTTACTCCTCTTAGATGCCGGTCGTGTTGCGTGATGCCAGATTGTTGAAAGCAACAACAATATGGTTATACGCAGCAGTGCTGTCGGCCCCATTTGATCCCGGAGGATCAGTAATAAGATCGACAATGCGGAACGGGTGAGTGGCAGTGGTTGCAGGTGTTTCAACAAACATGCCAGAGATGCCGGTCGAGGTGGAGCCCGTACCAACGTTCAACTGGATGTTGTTGTTGATGTCAGCGAAGCCAACGTTGCTGGAACCGGCCTGAACGACAAATTTAGCGTTCGGATCGTTAACAATGTAAGCCTCTACGTCATTTGTAGCGTCGGATCCCGGCCAGTAGTTCGACCAGACGGTGCGCTTCTGAGACGTCGACAGGTATTTACAACCGATAAAAACGCCAGCGATAGCGACCGTAGACGCCGTTGCCTGAGCAATATAGCCGGTTGAAAGCGGAATTACAGCGTCGCCGCTGAAGATAGCAGTGGTATCGTCTTTATCAATGGTCACGGCGACCTGCTCATACGTCGGCGCAGAACCGTTCCCACTGTATTGACGGAAACCGAAAGGCGCATTGGTATTCGCCATTGCGGTGTCTCCTATATGGGACTGCTTCAATCGTCGCTCACCGGGGCAACTAGAAGCTATTTTCAAGATTAACTTTCCGCACCGGGGGAAAGCGGGTCATAGACCTTGTTAACAAAATATTGGTTAACTGATTAAAAGTAAAGGGCCGCTCGTTTGCGGCCCTTTTTTGCTTTAATTCCAAATACTTATAAGTCTTCTGGAATTGGCATATCAAAGCTCTTTTTAATTTTTGGAGCAACGCGCGGATCATCCCGAGACATTGTACCCTCTGGAGTGCCAGCAAGCTGGGCCTCTTTGACACGCACTTGCTGTCGAGCGCGGCGAGCCTCGATTGCCCGGATTTCTTCAGAAATTTCAGTCGGCCTCTCCATTAAGACCATGCCCTTACGTTCAATAATGTTGCCGGACCATCCTTTTGGCATCATTGACATATGGTCTTTGTCTCGATTGAGGGGCACTGGCTCCCACCCATCGCGAGCGAGTTGAGTGATGTACGCCGGATCCTCTTCGTTCCAAACCTTGTGACGCTTCCACTCGTAGGTCCACCCGTCAGGGACAATGCTGGGAGGGACATAGAACTCATCCGTACCCTCATCCAGATCGCCCAAATGCTGCTTTAGTTCAGCGGCACGGGCTGCCGCGCGGGCACGGGGATCCATGTCCTTTGCTGCCGGGCGAGCCGGTTTTTCACCGTCTGCTGCGGGTGCTGACGCCGCCCGCTGTTCTTCAATTGCTTTCTGATACTTACTAACCATAACCCTCTCCTCAGTTTAAGCGACCTTCTTTGCGAAGCAACATCTTGTTCTCCACGTACTCTATTTCCGTCATGCCAAGATCTTTGGCCATATCGGCCTCCTCCTTGGTAAGACGCGCGGCATTTGAACGAGACCCTCCCCCACTGCCGGATCGGCTTACCGGGGCCGCAGGAGGCGCTGAACGCCGCTGGGTAGGCCTCGCTGCCGCCGACATCGGCTCCTCATCATCATCCTCGTGGACAGTAACGCGCTTGCTAAGACCAATCGTGTCTTCAATTTTGTGAAAATAGTCGTCTGTATCTGGCGAATAGCCATCGGCAACAGCCAGATTATGGGCGGCGACCATTTTTTGATACAGGCGCGGGTCCGTTACACATTGTGGGTTTTTGCGTACCCAGTCTGCGCTGCGGGGGGACAGTTGAGAGGCTAGGGCCTCTACAGGATCCGAATAGGACGGCTCCTCGTATTGCTGCTTTGGAGTGTTTTCCATAGCCTCTCGACCGCGCTCCAGCTCCATGAGCCGGTTTGCGTTGACAGACATGCCCTCCTGTATCTCCGCGGCCTTATCGTAGTCACCGACGGCCATCGCCTCGCTGTAACCATGCCTTAAAATTTCACTGTTTCGCTTAACAGTTTCGATTGCATTGACAACCAAGTGATAGTTGGTGTCTTGCGTCTCGTTTGCAGCGCTTACAGCGTATTCTCGGGCAATTCTTGCCTGCTTTTCAGCCTCAAATCGGGCATTTCTTTCTTCTTCAAGTCTTTGTTTTAGTTCTTGAATGCCGTCTTCAGGAGCAATTATGTCGTTTTCATCGTCAGTTTTGACAATTTCAACGCGATTATCGTTTGATTGCTCAAATTTTTGGTCATTTTCACTGGTTACAACCTCCAACGGAGCGTTTTTTTCGTCATCAAGCGGCACATCAATGTGTTCGTCTTTATCAGCCATCTATTTTCTCCCTCACCACACCTGATCTGGGTGCGTAATGCGGCCCCTGAACGAAACATCGTCCAAAATACGGCACAAAACACCATTGATAGTGAGGTTCCAGCCGTCTGATGGTCGGAAAAACAGCCAATCGCCGACATTTATGTCTTTTCCGTCAAACCACTTGCCGTCACTCTCTTCAAAAGCGCTGTGACCCTTAGCTAAAACAAGCCCGACCTTTGATTGAAAACGATCTTCCTTGGTATCGAGCAAAATTCCGCCGCGTGTCTTTTCTGGACGGATGTAGACGCCAACAAGAACCTGCGTGTTGAACATCTCGATGTCGCTTATGTCGCCAATTTCCTTGCGTAACGTGTCTGCAGGGTCGGCTTCATGCAGCATTGCTATCTTTGACATACTCTTCCTCTCTTATCCGGTACGCTCTTTTTGCTCACATATCTTGTTCGCCTCGTCACACAAATCTAAAGCAAATCTGAGACCCGCTACAAATCCGACGTGGTGGCGGTACGCGGCAAAGTCAACAGTACCGTTGCCAAGCGCAAGGTTTTCCTTACGGGCCTCAACGGCTTCTTGAATTAACTTTTTGAGTTCGTGCTCGAAGAAGGACTTATATGTAAGCAAAGAGTGCCCTCTCTTTACGCCCCCTCAATGTGTTGGTGAGACGGTCAGCGCGAGAGGGCACGGACGCTGACCGTCTCTTGTTTGTTGGAGAGCGGGTGAGCACTCTCCAAACAAACTCCTTACCGCTTACCTCTTTGCAACGCGGTTTTCTGTAAACGGCCTTCGCCCGAACCAGCACCCGCAGTCAAATCCGCAGGGGACTTAACCACAGTCCGGCCGCCGCGTTTGCGACCCATAGGAGGCATCATACCAGCAGGAAGACGGGAGGCTGCTCCCGGAGGCGGCGGAGGAGCGCCTGCGCCCGGAGGAATGCCCATACCCGGCGGGAGACCCGCACCGGCGCCCGGAGGCGGCATGACTGGGGAAGGTTCTGCGCCCGGTTGTCCGGGGGGAGGACCGCACATGTCTTTTCCCGCTCCAGAGGCAAGAATGATATTGACGTTCGTCTTACCACCCTTAGCCTTTTTGGTGCGCCCACCAGACTTGCGCATCATTGCGCCGGGATTCATCGGCATTGTCGCGGCCGGGTTCTGCAGAGCACGCAAAATAGCTGCAGGATCCTGCTGACCCATCATGGATGGACCCTGAGCCTGCGGCATAAACTGACCCATGCCAAGGCCGCCGCCATAGAACTTGCCGGGGCGTTCTGCCTTACCGCCCTTCTTCAGTCCCTTCATGCTCTTTTGCTCGTCATGCTTCTTGTCCATATCGGATGCTTCCCAATCCTTCATGGACATCTTGTTCTTCTTGGCGAGCTTCTTGTCCTGAGCCTCGTCCTCCTTGGAGCCTTCAAACTTCTTTGCTTTTCCGCCCTTCTTGTAGGGACTGCCCGAGGCGCCGACACCAAAGTTGAACATTTTGTCAGACACAATGTTACTGCGAGGATCGGCCATCGGGCCGCCGCCCATCTTCTTGCTGCGGCCGCCTTTCTTCATGCCGGTCTGAGCACGTTCGTATTCCTGCCGGTACTCGCGCGACGTGGTTTCGTTAAGTACGTCTGGGCCGACAGTGGTCGACTGCGACGGCGTAACGCTCTCACTGCGAGTGACCTTTGCTTTTGGAGCGGTTGCCGCTGCGGCGGCTGCATCCATAGCGGCGCGGTCCTTCTTGCTGTACTTGCCGCCAGCTTCACCTCTTCCGCCTCTTTGCTTCTTTGTACGGCCACCCCTTTTGAAGGGGGCATAAGGATTATAATATTCGACATCTTGAGGCGTCCCCGAAAGAAGAAATTCGGGAGTAGGAGCCATGAACAAGTCGTCGCGAAGAACTTCGCGAGTAGAAGGTTCGTCAGCGGGAAGAAAGTCGGTAACGCCAAGAGCTTCGGCAATGTCAAGAGCTTTGGCAGCGCCAAGAGCTTTGGCAGCGCCAAGAGCTTCGGCAGCGCCAAGAGATCCGCCTACTTGCTTCTTTGCGCGGCCGCCTTTTTTCAGGCCGCCAACATGCTTGACACCTTCGCGTTCTTCGTTCGCTTCTTTTCGGTTGCTGTTTGTTTTAGCAATAGCAAACTCTTTGGCCTCTGACTTATCGCCATTAACGAGGCGACCGCCAGATTTGCGAGCCTTACGGCCAGCGTGCTTAACGCCTTCCTTACCCTTAGCCTTCAGACCGGACTTCTTGACTGCCGGGTCTTTTGACAGGGGGCGCATTCCAGTCTTAACGCCAGCATTTAACGGGCTGGCCGGTGACCAATCCTGACTGCCGGGGTTTTCGTCGCCGCCACCGGCCATGCGCCGGGCTTTGGACTTGAGGGCCTCTCGGGCTTTCTTTGCAATATCATACATCGCGTGTTTCTCCTCGGAGTGTTGCCGGGCGTCCCCGGTTGCTGCCTAATCCTTGCTTGGCTCCGGCAGCGGAGAACCAATTTCTGAAGAACCTTGATCCGACGAAAGCACTGCGCCTGCACCCAAAGCCGCGGGTAAAAGACTGCGGATCGTCAGCATATCATATACCGGATGCTCTTTACCTCTTACACTTATCTTTCCAACCTCGTTGCCGGGGTACACATTGCCTTGCGTTGTTGGTTTAAGCCGTGGCTCGCTTTTCTCATTGGGATATTTTTGAAGATCAACGCCTTTAGGAAAATCTGCTCCAAGGGCGAAGTAGTGTTTTTGTCTATTTTCTGCGCTAACTAGGGTGGACACGTTCTCATATCCCTTCGGAACGTCTATCCACTTCCATCCGGCATTTTTCTTGTAAAGATTTGTTTTTGTTTTTGTGCTCCCCTTACCGGGAGAACCCGTAACTTCTGCCTGAACCGGATCCACCATAAATATAGGTTTTCCATCTGGAGTTACGCCAATAACAGCGCGAGACGGCTTCATCCCAGTCAATATTTCTCCAGTGGCAGGATCAATATATTCTCCTCCCGGCGGCCTTGCTCCTTCAGGAAACATTCTTTCGGGTTTAGGGAATACTTTTTTCCCGCCTCTAACAAGATTGAGTGCCGCCTTCAGTGCGTCAGAGACAACTTTGCCCTTACCCGCATAGCCTTCGCGCTCCTCTACCGGTCCGCCATCAGCTTTAGAGAGTAGGGGTATGTCTGGATCAAAAGTACCGACATTCCCCGTTGCTGACTTTAATTGCCGTTCTGGGAAGAAAGATATTATTTCCTCTTCTCTTACAGGTTGTTGCCCAATTTGCAGACCATGAGTGACGTATTCTTTTGGTTTTGATCCGCCAAAAACAATACCATCGTACCCGTCTTTTACGATTGCTTCACGCCATTCAGGAAGCATAACGTAGGGAAACTCTTTGCTCCCCTTAGCATACGCTTTCCTTGCCCAATCAACCATGTCTTCTGTATCAAGATATAGTGGGGTTTTTATGTTGGCATAAACGGGCATTACGTTAGCCCCCTCTCGGTATTCCCCTTTTCTCATCACATTATGAGAAGCTGGCTGTTTTTCGGAATAAGGAGAGAGCCATGTCGCCATGCCGCTCAATTCTGGATTGTCACCCCCGGCCCTCAGTGCCTCAATATTTGTCTTGGGAGTAGCATGGTATAAACGTATAGCTTCACCCGTTTCGTCGTTTATTATTTTAGAACCCTGCATAAACTTTTTTAAGTTAGCGGCTCTATCATCTTTAGACATAATCTCGCGTATCGCACGCAACGCCTTCGACACGACTGCGCCCTTGCCCGCATAGCCGTCGCGCTCCTCTACCGGTCCGCCGTGGGCGAACTGTTGGTTAGGGAAGCGTTCAATCAGCGTGTCGTACAATTGATCTTTAACCGGTCTGTCCCCAATATCCTTCTTTGGCGAAAAAAACTCGATGTTTTTAACCCCCTGCCGATTAAGTATGTCAGCAGCATCTCTCGCGTCTTTCCCCACGGGGATCAGAGCACCTGAAAAATCCGATAGAGGCACAACCCGCTGCGGTTTCCCCTCGAAATACAGGGAGGGCATATCGCGCAACCCCTTCAGGTAGTTTGCAACGCCCGATGCAAGATCTTTGTCAATATTGTAATTACGTCCAAGCTCGCCCATAATAGAACGTGGATCCAATCCTCCGTAACGTCGTGCGATACTAGCGACAGTCTCTAAATCCTTATTTGGACTCGACTCCGGCCCGTGCCTGTAAGAAGCCTCCGACATGCGACGATAGATGTCCATGTAATTCGATTTGGACGCGGCTTCTTTATATGCCTCACTATTAAGACGCGAACGGGCCGCCGCAAGCTCATTAACATTCCTGAACTCCGGCGTGATCTGAGAGCGTATGCTTCCCTCCGAACCGCCGAAGTTTTCGCCGCCCCTTATGCCAGAGGATTTCATTTGGCGAAGAATGCTCTGTATCGTTGCTTTGCGAGTGGAAGGCTCCCCGTACTTGTTATAAATCTCAAAATAGGGTTTATCGTCTTTGAAAAAGATTTCTGGCATACGAGGCGTGTAGGCGTCCGCCGCAAAGATCGGATTACGAGCGCCGGGTATAGCTAACTTTTCTGGATCGCCAACGAGAGTAATATTGCCGAAATGCCTAAGAGGCTCGCTCGGCTTGATAACAGCGGTGCTGGGAGACGGCATGCCACCGAGCTTTTCATATAGCTCCAGAGAACTTGGTCGCGTCTTGTGTACGACCATCATACGCTCTTTTCGAGGAAGGTCTTTTGCGCCTTCCATCAGCTCGCGTATCGCACGCAACGCCTTCGATACGACTGCGCTCCCGCCCGCATAGCCGTCGCGCTCTTCTACCGGTCCGCCGTGGGCGTAACCGTACTTTTTTATCCGATCCAAAGCCTTACCGATACTATCTATAAATTCTTCATTTATCGGTTGGGCCTGTTTCTGTTCGGTGAACATTTTTCTTGAGGAACTCCGACCACGCGGATCCGGAGACATTGGGTGCATTATCTCGCCAGATTTTGTTCTTTGACCCAGTATAGCAAGCGTCGGTGTCGGTGCTACGTCCTGTGTTGGTAGTAGGGGAACATCCATAGTGTATCTTCCAGCAGATACACTGGGGTAAGTTGGATGTTCAAAAACAAGAGACGGCTTCACTTTACCGGTAGTGTCGAACTTAACTATTCTTCCTCCAAGAACATTTTGCGGAGATACTTTAAATTCAGGGTCACTCACTGCAGCGCGAGTCACACCTACATTTGGAAAACCAAGTTTCTGCCACTCAGTCTTTTCCATAAACTTCATAAGGTCTGCCCTATGAGTAGCACTCGTAAAAATATTTGCGGCATTAAGAGCATCTTTTTCTGTTTTTATGTTTAATATGCCCGGCCAATTTTCTTTCATCAGATTGGCTACTTTTTCTCTATCCCCTACCTTTTGAACGAATGTTCCTTTCTTTACAGCAGCATCAAAAGCCTTTGCAGCTTTCTTTGTTATTTTAGACCCCGGTATCTGAGACATCATAGCATTAAAAAAATCGACGGAGCTATCGACCGCCGTTGGACCCATCGGGGAATACACACCAAAAACTGGCCCTCGTTCACTAAGAGCCGCTATTTTGTTTTCAAACGAAGTCGTGTGACTGGGGGCGTTTGCCCACACTGCTCCGGGGTTACCCTCCAACATATATTTTGGGCCACCATGTAATTTAACCGCCCACGCGGTTGGCTGCCCATTTATAGAAGTTAAAACTCCCTGATTTAAGCGGTCACCGCCAACATTTAGAAATGATCCGCCTTTACCAACGTTGTAGAAATCTTCCCAGCTACCTTGTTTTGGACGATGAGGTACTATGCCGGGAAGAGGAGATATGCCTGCAGTCACATCTGAAACAGCCATTGGAGGCTTTGTCTTAAAGTATGTTCCACTGCCAAACTCAGAACCGCTTGGCACCTTGTAAGTTTCTAAGATACGAAGAGCCTCTTTTACAATTTCTGGGTCAGAGGATAACGGGCTTAGAAGTTTATTCCGAGCAGATATTTGGGCAGCAACTTTTGCAAGATCTGATTCTAATGGGGCAACGGCTTTATAAGCCTGAGACCCCAACCCACTATTGTGCCCTATAACCGCAGAAGCTATCTTTTTCGCTATATCTAATTTTCCCGCTTTAGCATCATCAGGAGACATCACTGCTGCGCCCGTTGCGCCAGCGGCGGCGGCCCTACCTGCAGGTGACGTAAGCACGCGACGTGCTGTACGAACGGCGTTGGCAATTGGTTTGCGAGCAGCCGCGGCAAAAGGAATGCCAAGGGTCGCGGCGGTAATAGCGGCCTCCCCTGTATTACCCTTGCGATATGCTTGTGCAGCGTCAATCACTGTAGGAAGAGCGAGAACGTCTGTAAGGCCAACACCATACGTCGGGCCGAATAGAGCTTCACCGGCACGCCTACGAAGCTCTGATCCGTAAGACGGGCCGCCTTCGCCCGCAATGACCGCCGCGGCTTTTGCCCTCCAATCATCTCTTGGACGAACAGTCGCCTCGCCCGGACGCACCGGGAAGTTCCTATAGTTCTGCAGCGCCCTCTGCCAGCCCTCGCCGTCAGCCCTGACCTCTTCACCTTCTCTAGGCTGAATGCTTGCCGCGGTGTTACGCATTCTTGCGCGTCCACTTAACGGTTCATTAGCTTCATCAACAACAGGAGTATCCGCAAAACCACCGTCTGCCATGACCTGACGGCCAACTTCCGGCATATAT